AAAGAAGATTAATCAGGACGCGGCGCCGAAGTAATGGGCAATTTGGGCGCGATGATTCAAAAGCTTTTAGGCGGCAAAAAGCCTAAGAGTTACGCGGAAGCCAAAAAGAAAAAGTGAACGCGATTCAAGCCGGTACCCGTGTGCTTAACGACACGGTTACGCGCATTCCTGCGAGTGCGAAAGTGCGCCCGCTGCGCAATGGCTTGGTAGTTGAGCCATTGGACTGGCATCCATCCAATATTTTAAACGTGGTGTATTACGGGCAACCGTTGCGCGGCATCGTGCGCGCCGTTGGCCCGGGCAAATACCCGAAGCGCTACAACGGTCGCAAGGGCCAGCGCACCAAGTCTTGGGATTCAAGCCACTTTGTACCCACTGAGACAAAAGTTGGCGATCACGTAGAGCTAGGCGGCTTGGAACTGCGCGGCTATTTGTTTCAGTCTTTTCTGTGGGGTACGCGCCGCTGCATAAATTGCACTGAAGATGATGTCGCATTTATTCGTGAGGCGCCATGACTGAGCCGAAACCAAAAAAGAAACTCCCCGCTGCTATGGAAGCTTGGAAATTTAAACCCGGGGAAGTGCGCAATCCTGGCGGTAAGCCAGTGGGCGCGCGCAATCGCTTGCAGGGATCTTTTTTAAACGCGCTTGCGGATGACTTTGACAAGCACGGGCGCGGCGCTATCGATTACTGCCGGCGCAATGATCCAACCGGGTACGTAAAAATTTGCGCAAATTTGATGCCCAAGCAATTCGAGCAGCTATCGCCATTAGAGGAACTATCAGACGGTGAGCTTACCGCCATCCTTGAGCATATTAGATCCGCGCGTAGAGGAAATATTGACGCGGGAACTGGAGAAACGGAAAGCCCGCAATCGATTAATTGACTATAAGCCGTACCCGAAACAGTTAGAGTTTCACGCCGCCGGCTTGGACTACCGCGAACGGCTTTTGATGGCAGGGAACCAGCTGGGCAAGACCCTTGCCGCCGGCATGGAAACCGCCATGCACTTAACCGGCATGTACCCGGAAGGCTGGACCGGGCGGCACTGGCGCCGGCCCGTGGTGGGTTGGGCAGCTGGCGTAACCGGGGAATCCACGCGCGACAATCCGCAACGGATTTTATTGGGCCGGCCCGGCGAGTTTGGCACGGGCGCGATCCCAAAAGATCGCATCATTGAGCATAGTTCTAGCCGTGGATTGGCGGACGCACTCGATACGGTAAAAGTGCGCCATATATCGGGCCAAGTTTCTACGCTGCAATTTAAAGCGTACGAGAAGGGCCGCGAAAAGTGGCAGGGCGAAACGCTGGATTTCGTTTGGTTTGATGAAGAACCGGACCAAGATATCTACACGGAAGGGTTAACCCGCACCAATGCCACGGGCGGGATCACGTATATAACCTTTACGCCGCTGAAAGGAATAACCGGCGTAGTGCGGCGCTTCATCATCGATAAGGCCGCCGGTACTCACGTTACCGTCATGACTATCGAAGATGCGATGCACTACACGGAAGAACAGCGCGCCGCAATTATTGCCTCATATCAAAGTTATGAGCGCGACGCGCGAACGCGCGGCATTCCACAATTAGGAAGCGGGCGAGTGTTTCCAGTTAACCAGGACGATATTAGCTGCAAGGGATTTCAAATCCCTGAACATTGGCCGCAAGTTGGTGGACTGGATTTTGGCTATGACCATCCAAGCGCAGCGGCGCGGCTCGCGTGGGATCGCGATAACGATATTTTGTATGTCACTGCATGCCAGCGTGCGCGCGAACATACCCCGATGATGTTCGCCCCCGCCGTGAAAGCTTGGGGGCCATGGATTCCAATCGCTTGGCCGCATGACGGTTTGCAGCATGATAAGGGGTCCGGGGATCAGCTGGCGCAGCTGTACCGGGATGCCGGCTTAAATCTTTTGAAAGTGCGCGCCACATTCCCGGATGGGAGTAACGGCGTAGAGGCAGGAATCGCCGAAATGTTGGACCGTATGCAGTCCGGGCGCCTCATGGTGTTTGAACATCTGGCGGACTGGTTCGAGGAATTTAATTTGTACCATCGCAAAGAGGGGCTAATCGTCAAGTTGAATGACGATTTAATGAGCGCGACGCGCTACGGCATGATGATGCGCCGCTTTGCTTGCACCAAGCCCAAACCGATCAAGGGGCCGGGATTGTTTACGGAATCACTCGGACGCACCACGCGCGCAGATGGACTAGGCTGGATGCAATAAACTTTGCCAGAAATACCGCGCGAGTTAGAAAAGACGGCAATTACGGATCAGGAAATATTTTTAGAGTGCGCGGAGCGGTTGCGCATTGCGACGGAAGCGGAAAACGAAAACCGCGCGAAAGGAATTGAGGCGCTTGAGTTTCGCGACGGGATGCAATGGCCCGATGATTTATACAATCAGCGCAAAATTGACCGGCGTCCATCGCTAGTTATCAATCATACGAATACTTTTGTTCGCCGCGTAGTAAACAACATGCGCCAGCAACGGCCGCGCATCAAGGTACACCCGGTAAGCGATGGGGCTAACGTTGCAGTTGCCGGCGTTATTTCCGGCTTGATTCGCCACATTGAGAACATCAGTAACGCCTCAATCGCGTATGACACGGCCGGCGAATCTGCCGTAACGATTGGTTGGGGTTACTGGCGTATCTGCTCCGATTTTGTCGAGGATTCCATGGACCAGGAATTACAGATAAAACCGATACGCAACCCTTTCACTGTTTACTTTGATCCCTCTAGCGTGATGCCGGCCGGCGAGGATGCCGATTGGTGCATCATCACGGAAAAGATGAAGCGCGAGGATTACCGGCGCGAATATCCGAATGCGGAAAATATCGAATTTCAGCGCACGGGTAACGGCGATGAAATGAGCGAATGGGAAAGCAAGGATGAAATACGCCTAGCCGAGTATTACCGCATTCGCAAAGTCAATGACACGCTGTACAAGATGTCCAACGGCATGGCGCTCTATCAAGATCAGATAGACAAGCTCAAGCCGGAACTTGCCGCCGCAAAAGTCACCATAGCGCAGGATTCGGCCGGCAAGGATATTAAGCGCACCGCCACGCGGCAAAACGTTGAATGGTACAAATTGAACGGGCGCGCAGTGGTGGACAAGCGCGCCAAAGGCGCGGACCCGCTGCCGGATAAGTGGATACCCATTATCCGCTGCGAGGGCAACGTACTCGATCTTAATGGCCGCATCCATCGCAAGGGCATGGTTGCGGATTTGATGGACCCGGCGCGCATGTATAACTATTGGCGCACCATGGAAACGGAGCTATTGGCCCTCGCGCCAAAGGCGCCGTTTATTGTGGCGGCTGGCCAGTTGGACGGACATCCAGAATGGAAGGATGCCAATCAGCGGCCCTATTCGGCGCTTGTGTACGAGCCGGTATTTTTAGAGCAGCCAGACGGCAGTAAGCAGTTACTCCCGCCGCCGATCCGCATGCAGCCGATACCGGTGCCGGCGGGCGCCGTGCAAGCGGCGCAAGGCGCGCAGCAAGATCTAATGGCAGTTGCCGGCATGCCGCATGATCCGGTTGCGGATGTGCCGGGCGCGGCCATTTCTGGCGTGGCACTGGCCCGCCGGCAAGCGCTTAGCGATATCGGGCACTTTCAGTTTTATGATAATCAGACGCGCGCGATTAGCCATACCGGGCGCGTGTTATTGCAGCTGATCCCGTTTTACTACGATACGCAGCGCATGCAGCGAATCATTGGGGAAGACGGCGTGCCGTCCATGGTTGGCGTCAATCAGCCGATGCCCTCTAGCGATGGTACGGCGGTAATGACGGTTAAGAATGATCTAACAACCGGCCGTTATGATGTCGTTATGGACACCGGTCCCGGCTATGAGACTAAGCGCATGGAGGGCGCGGAATCGATGATCGAATTGCTTAAGACCCCGCTAGCGGAACCCATCGTCAAAGTGGGTTCCGATTTGGTGGTGCGCAATATGGATTTTGCCGGCGCATCGGATCTTGCCGACAGATTGGCGCCGCAGTCACCGCAAGGCATGCAGCAATTAATCGCGAACTTGCCGAAAGAAGCGCAAGGCGTGGTGCAAAACCTGATGCAACAAAGCCAGCAGAAAGACGCCACCATTGCGCACTTGCAATTGGAAATTAAGTATAAGTCCGCCATAGAGCATGGCTGGCAGCAAGTGGAACGCGAAAAGACGCTATCCAAGTCTCACGAGACGCAAGTCAAAGCGGAAACGGCGCAAATCGATACGCACGTAAAAGCGACCACCGCGCTACATGTTGCGGAAATAAATCAGGCGGGCAAGTTACTCGACACGCACGCGGAAGCGGCGCATGAAACAGTAGCGCGGCGCGAAACACTCGCCGCCGCAGAGAGAGCCGAGAAGCCTAACGGCGCGGCTTAAGTAGTTGGGTTTGAAAAGTTTAGGCGCTTAACTGCGCAGAGGATTCCTTTTGCCAAAAGTTGTCACGTCTCAGGGTTTGAATGAATTTGTATCGACAGGCAAACATGAAGACTTCAAGGCCGATCCTAAGCCTACCAAAAAGGCCGAAGCCGCCCCCCTTGAAGTAGAAAAGCCTAAGCCGGTTGTCGATCCTGGTGAACGCGAAAAGGAACCGGAAGCGCCAGCCGAAGACACGGCGGACGATGAGGATACAAAGGCGGCAGTTGCGCAGAACGAAAAACTGCGCGATGCGATATTACGCAAAAATACGGTAATCAACCGCAAGCACCGCGAAATGCGCCAGGCGCGCGAAGCGGCAGAGGAAGCGGACCGTTTAGCCGAATCACAATTTAATCGCGCGCGGCTTGCAGAGGATGCGCTGACAGCCACGCAACGCGAATTAGCGGAATTGAAAGCAAAGGCGGCGCCGGCCGCGAAGACGGAAGAAAGTAAGAAGCCAGACGCGAAGAATTATTACGACGATAAAGGGCAGTTCAAGGCGTTTGAATACGCAGAGGATTTAGCGGCGTTCTCAGCAGAGAAAGCCGTTAGGACGGATCGCGAGAAACAATTGGCCGATGCGCGCGCGCGAGAAGCCGCCGCCGCAGAGGAAGTAGCTAAAACACGGGTCGCAAAGTCACGAGAGAAATACGCGGACTTTGACCGGGTAATGACAGCTGACGAAACGCAGCTATCGCAACCGGTATTGGCTTACCTATCGACTAGTGAATACATCGGTGATGTTAGTTACTACATCGCGACGCACAAAGATTTTGCGGAAAAGATTTCCAAATTAAATCCTCTCAAGGCAATAGCCGAGATTGGAAAACTTGAACTTTCTTTCGAGCCGAAGAAAACGGACACGGCTGTAACTGAAACAGTTACGGACCCGGCGAAGTTGGCAGCGGTTACGAAAGTTTCAGGGGCGCCGGCGCCTATCAAAACCTTAAATACTCAAGGGTCCGCGAACATAAACACGGACCCCGCAAAGATGAGTTTTCAGGAATTGAGGGCTTACGAACGGTCACGCGCAAAAAAGCGCTGATCTTGCCGCGCTCCTAATTAAAACCCTTTTAGGAGTAAATCGCTGTGCCTAATAACCTGCTCACTATGAGCTATATCACCAATGAGGCATTGGTGGTGCTTGAGAACGAATTGGTTATTGCCAACCGCGTGGAACGTCAGTACTCGAATGAGTACGCACAGACTGGCGCAAAAGTTGGCAATACTGTAAACATCCGCCGCCCCCCGCGTTACATCGGCACGTATGGTCCGCCGCTCAACGTAGAAGACTCAAACGAAACTTTCACACCGGTAGTTCTTAACTACCAATTCCACGTGGACGTACAGTTCACTACGCAAGATCTCGCGCTGTCCATGGACATGTTTAAAAAGCGCATCTTGCGGCCGCAGATTGCAACGGTGGCGAATCGTATCGATTCCGATACCGCGCAATATGCCTTCCTCAATACGGCGGCAACGCTGGGCCAATTCGGCACCACGCCGGCATCATACAAAATCTTCTCTGATGCCAACGCCGTGCTGATGTCCGAAGCTTGCCCCACGGAAGGGGAACGCAATTGCGTTCTCGATCCAATCACCAATTCTGCCGTGACTGACGCGGTTAAGGGACTGTTTAACCCTCAAGCGAAAATCGGCGATTACGTGGAAAAAGGTCTAGTTGCGAAAGACTTTGCCGGGCTTGATTTTTGGGTTGACCAAAACATCCCCACGTTTGTTACCGGCGCACAGGGCGGCGCTCCAGTGCTGACGAACCCGGCAGCGGGTACGGCACTCATAACCACGGGCTGGGCAGCTTCCGGCACGCTTGAAACCACCGGCTGGACTGCAAGCACGGGTGTAATCAAGGTGGGCGATACCATCCAAATAGCCAATGTCTTCCCGGTCAATCCGCAGAACCGCTTGCAGTACGGCAAGACTTTGCGGCAGTTCGTAGTATTGCCGCCGGGCGGCTTCCAATCACCGCCGAATGGTGCCGCGACCACGGGCATTTATTACGCGCCCGCAACGCTGGCCCATGGCACGTTCAATAACCTGACTGGCGTGTATACGTCCGGGTCCGGTGCTGGCGCGCTGACTTTGACGATTGGGGACGCGGTTATATCTTCTGGCCAATTCCAGAACGTAACCGCCGCGCCGGCCAATAGCGCAGTGATCACGGTCAACGGTGGCAGCGCGTTTGCCAGCACGACTAGCCCGCAAGGCTTAGTGTTTCATAAATACGCCTACGCACTCGCGTTTGCGGATTTGCCATTGCCGCAAGGCGTTGAAATGGCGGTACGTGCTTACGACGATGAAGACGTCGGCATGTCCATACGCTGCGTTACGCAATACACCATCAATAACGATTCTGAGCCAACTCGCGCCGATGTGCTGTATGGGCCGGCAAGCCTGTACCGTACTTTGGGTCTACGCATTGCCGGCTAATAGGAGTATCAAAACATGCCTTCAGTAAATCCGGGGCCGGCAAGTACGCAGACGTCTAACAGCGTTGCGGTTGTTACGCCTCAAAATGCAAATACCAACTCCACCCCGCAAGGAAGCAATGCGCTGCGTCTGCTAGGCGTTGCGAAGGGGGTTTCCGGGAATGCAACCGGCGATGCGGCAGTGATGCCAATCATTAACTCTACATCCTGGCTACCCGTAAACATGGTTACCGCAAATGGCCAAGTGAGCGGGGCGGGAAGTTCGATTGCAACGTTGGCCATAGGTTTGTTTACAGCTGCCGCCGCTGGCGGGACTGCGATCAAAGCTAATGCCGCATTGGGGTCTAACTCCGCAGTAGGTTCTGCGATTGTCACGGCAACCACGATTACCGCGCTTGCCGAAACTGCGCAGAATATCTTTATTAACGTAGGGACCGCGTTAGCCAATTCGACCGTCGATGTTTATCTGTACGGCTACGATTTGAGCTAATCGTTTTCTTGCCATGAAAATTAGCGCCGGGGACTTCAAACCCGGCGCACTCTTTTTTTAGGAGTTAGATAAATGCCAGGCAGCGCCACCGCATTACGCGGCAACAATATTTTTATGCAGTCCCTCTATGTCGCTTTGGTTGCGGTGCCCGCCACTGTGACCGCAAGCGATACCGTCAATAGCACGCTGACAGTTAACGGCGTGCAAGTGGGGGATCTTGTAATAGCGAATTTGCAATCCACCACGGCAGGGCTTTTCATTGCCGGCGCTTTTGTCAGCGCGAATAACACGATTACCATTCAATGGGGTAACGTCACGGTTGCGGATATCACCGCCACCGCCGCGCAACCGGTCCAATTCGCAATTCTGCGCCCCGAAAACGTCGCGGAAAGCGGTCAAACCGCGCTGCCATCCACGGTATTTTAAAATGGCACGCTCGCGCCATTTCACTACGGTGAACGGAACCCCGGTAGCCACGCAACTAGTAAGCGCATCGGACTTTATCGCGGTGTTTGCCACCAATGCCGAAGATGCCGCCTATTACATCAAGCTTTGGTGGTCCGGGAATTCCAGCGCCGCGCCGGTTGTCGGCACTACGCATCCAAGTCTTACTATTCCCGTGCCCACCGCCGCTACCGGATTATCACTGACATTCCCACTGAATAACGGCGGCAATCTTTATTGGTGGGCGACGTTAGCGCAAGGCGACGCGGACGCAACCGCGCTTACCGGCGGTGATGTCATCACGTTTGTTTACGATTAATGGCAAGCACGGCGCTTGATATCATTCAAGGCGGGCTACTCAATCTTAATTCGTATAGCCCTGGCGAAACATTAAACCCCGCTGATGCCAATGTAGGCTTAAGCGCGTTGAATGATTTGCTTGAGTCCCTCGCCAATGATGAATGCTTCATGTATACCCAAATGGAAACCATTTTCCCTTGGGTAGCGGGCCAGTATCAGTACAGCGTTGGGAACCCTATCGGCGGTAAGTTCTTAGGTACCGTGACCGGCGCCTCTAATGTCATCACTGGCGTGACATCGATCCCAGCTGATTTAAAGATCGGCGCCACCATCACAGATAATCAAAACGTGATCCCGCAAGGGACCAATATCGCGCCGTTTCCGAATCTTGTAACCGCATTCGATCCTGTCGCGCAGACGGTTACCTTTAGCGCGCCCGCCACTGCGACCCCCGCCATTAATCCCGATCAAATAACGTACACGGTCCCGGGGGATATTCCCATCGCGCGCCCGTTGCGTTTTCGTGATGGCTTCACGCGCGCCAATTCGAGCGGCGGAAATTCTAATCTCGATTACACATTCGAGATGATTTCATTTGACCGCTACAAAGAAGAACTGCTTAAAAACGTACAGGGACCATGGCCCTATGTGGCGGCGTACCAGCCTAATTTCCCATATGGCCAGCTGTACGTTTATCCGGCGCCAGGCTCAGCCTATACCGGGCACATCTTCACCGATTTCATTATTACCGCTTATGCGGACACATCAACTTTTTACGCCTTGCCGCAAGGCTATTCTCGCGCGTTGAAAAAGTTGCTGGCGCTTGAGCTTGCGCCAATCTTCGGCAAAGTGCCTAGCCCACAATTGATTATGCAGGCAAAGGAAGCCAAGGATTTAATTAAGGGGACCAATGATACCCCGGTAGTTACGCTGCGCTTTGATTCCGCATTGGTGCGAACGCAAGTCAATGATGCCGGCTGGATCATACGCGGCGGGTTCTATTGAATGTATCAAGGGGACGATTTTGGCTTTGTAGGTCCATCCTATGAAGCGCCGATGGTATTGCAGGATGCACAGCGCCTTATCAATTGGTACATAGAGCAAGACCCAAACCCCTATGCCAAGGAAGCGCTTGCGCTCTTAGGATGTCCGGGACTAAATCCGGTGGTAAGCACCACTAACGCGCAAGTGCGCGGTATGTGGGTTCTCCCCGGATCGGCCGGCGCGTTGGTGGTCGCAGGTAACAAAGCCTACCTGATGACTATTACGGTCCCCGCAACGCAGACATCGATTCCACAGTATGCGGTTTCTCAAGTGGGCACGCTGCTCACCAATTCCGGCCCGGTCACGATTCGCGATAACGGCGTATTGCAAAACGGCTTGGGCGGCTTCGCGGTAATTGTCGATGGGCAATTTGGCTATTACTACTTGCTTTCCGGTGCGCCGCAAACAGTGGTTTTTGGTGGCAGTTTAAGCATTGGTAGCCCTACGATTACCCTGCCGATGCTATTGCCGGCGGGGCTGCTCGTATCATCGGCGGCAACTCTGACAGACACGGGCGGCGTGATCCCCGCAGGGACCACCATCGCATCAATTGACACGATTGGACTCACTATCACCATGTCGGCGAATGCGACGGGTAATAGTTTTACCGACACGATTACGCTAAATATTCCCATCTTCGGGCAAATCACGGACCCCGGATTCTTGGGCGCGCAGCGCATCGCATTTATTGAAGGCTGGCTAATCTTCAATGAGCCAGGCACGCGGACTTTTTATACCACGGGGCCAACGCCGTACACACTGCTATTCCCGGGGTTGTTCTTCGCGCTGAAGGATTCGAGTACCGATAACCTCATTACGTTGTTCGAGAACAATCGCGAAGTCTGGTTAGTCGGCGAGCGCACATCGGAAGTATGGTTTAACGCGGGTGGGGCTAACTTCGCCTTTCAACGTATCCCCGGCGTGGGGCCGCAAATTGGTTGTGCTGCGGTCAATTCGATCACGCGCACGGGCGCCGCCTTGATGTGGCTTGCCAGGAATGAGCAGGGCCAAAACGTTGTAATCATGACGAACCAATACTCTTTTACGCGCGTGAGTACGCACGCAATAGAGCATGCCATAGCAACATATCCCGTTGTCGATGATGCGATTGGCTACGGGTACGAGGAAGACGGGCATTTATTTTATATGCTCACCTTCCCAACGGCCGATGCTACTTGGTGCTTTGATTTAACGGCCGGCGTATGGCATCAGCGCGCGAGTTTTTCCGGCGGCATCTTTCATAGGCACCGCTCAAATTGCTTTATGGACTTTGGCGATGTGCGCCTAGTTGGGGATTACCAAACCGGGCAAGTGCATCAGATGTCACGCATGATTTATTCCGATGCCGGGAACCCGCTGGTATGCGTGCGGCGCACGCCGCATTTATGGAACAAGGCTAACCGCGAACGGGTTTTCCATTCGCAATTGCAGATTGAGTTTACCCCCGGCGTAGGGCTGCAAACGGGCCAAGGGCAGAACCCGCAAGTAATGCTTAGATGGTCCGATGATGGGGGCTTTACGTGGAGCAATCAGCACTGGACCACCATAGGCGCCGCCGGGCAGACAAAGAACCGCGCCATATGGCGCCAGCTGGGCCGCGCGCGCGATAGGGTCTATGAGGCTTCTTTTAGCGATCCGGTAGCGCGCGACATCATCGGCGCAACGCTGTACGCGGATAGGTAAGCCGTGGCGCAGTTCCGCACGGTTCCTACCTTTACCCAAGCGTGGACCCCGGGCAATAAAAACGATTCTTATTGGTACCGTTACTTTCAAGCGGCTGAGGAAGGGCAACCACCTTCCGGTGAACTGCCGATTACCGTGCAAGGTTCGCCCTTTACGTTCACGGCTACAAAAAAAGGCTTCGTGGTTATTTCTGGCGGCACGGTCACAAGTGTGATGTTTAGCCGCACGCCAGGCACTTTTTATTTGATGGGCACAACCGCCGGGGCTTTCCCCATGGCGCAAAACGACATGCTCAAGGTTACCTATACCGGTATGCCGGTAATGACGTTTGTTCCCACATGAAAGACGAAACATATTTATTGGAACTGATCTTGGGCCAGCTGGAACGCCTCAATAGACAAATGGCGGATTTGCTTTGCTTGCAAAAGCTTCAAGGGTTACGAAATGGAAAATCAGATAATCCCGCAGTGGGATCAATTCCCGGAATTAAGCTGGAAGGAAAAGATAGCGTTCTTAACGTACCAATTCCTACAGCTGCCGCAAACCCCGTGCCCTGTGACGCACACTTGGGAATCAGGTTTGTACATCCGGGAAATGGTGATCCCGGCGCAGACATTGTTCCTTGGTAGGGCGCATCGCTTAGGGCACCGCTGCGAATTAGTTTCCGGTTCACTCATACAAATTCTGCCTGATAAAAAAATCCTCTTTGATAAGCCGCATGAAGTCACAACGGAACCAGGATTCCACATGGTTGTATTTGCGTTAACTGATGTAGTGGGGCGCACGTACCATCCGAACCCGTTAGGAATTACCGACACGGACCTATTAGAGGATTCGATCTTTGAACCTGTGGCGGACTTGGAGCGCTTAGGCTTTCAAATCGCGGTGAACCGCAACATGTACCGTAACTTAGAGGGCGCGGAAGCGCTCAACGCATGACCGGCGTAGCTTCCGCGATAGGCGCCGCCGCAGTGGTTGGTGCCGGGGCTTCTATTTACTCCGCGAATCAGCAAGCCGGCGCCGCGAAGAACGCGCAGTCACTCGCGTACCAGCAGCAACAACAAAATATTGCCCTCGAACAGCCTTACAACAATGCCGGCGTTGAGGCTACGGGGCAGTTGCAAAACCTCTTAGGGCTGGGCACCGCGCCCGCACCGGGCACGGCCGGCGCCTCTACCTTCGGCAGCCTTAATCAGCAGTTCAACGCGGATGATTGGAAGCAACTAAGCCCAAGCTATGGCTTTCAGTTACAGCAAGGGCAGCAAGGCGTTTTAAATCAGGAAACGGGAACCGGTGCGCTATCCGGCGCCGCGCTCAAAGATCTCACCAGTTTTAACCAAGGGCTTGCGAGTACGTCATTTAATAATGCTTTCAATATGTACCAGCAGCAACAAAACCAGACTTACTCACGCCTTGCGAACCTGGCGAACTTGGGCCAAAACGCGGCGAGCATGACGGGCCAGCAAAATACCTCACTTGCCGGCACGCAAGCGCAAGCGGCGCAGAACATCGGCACGGCGAACGCGGGCGGTGCGGTTGGCGTGGCTAACGCCTTGGGCGGCGGTGCGACTAATGCCGCGATGTGGGCGCAGTATGGCGGCGGCGGTGGGGGGACTGGCTTTGTTCCGAACGATTACGGCACGCCAGAAGTTGACCCCGGCTTACCTAGCACCATTCCGCTTAACTTGAATATTCCGAGTTAAAAAACCATGGCTGACGGACTAGGCGGGATAACTCCAGTTGCGGCGCAAGTCCAAGCGCCAGACGTTACCGGCACGCTTAACTCCATTCTTGGCATTCAAAATAAAAAACAACAGCTGGCGATTCAGGCGCAGACATTACAGCAGCAACAATTCGCCACCGCGCAGACGCAAGGCTTAAGCGATTTTTTTAAATCTTGGAATCCGCTAGACCACATTGCGCCAGACGGAACCACCGACATGGACGCGGTACACCAATCCGACGCATACAAAAATGCGGGACTTGCCAAACCGCTGATTGACGAACAGCTGCAAAAGATCACTAGCGGGCAAATCAAAAATAAAACTGACATGATGAGTCTTGGCCAGCAAGGCTTAGGCGTTGTCGGCGGCGTGGTGGGCCGGCTGGCTACTGATCCTGATGTAGTTGCCGGCAATGAAAACGGGCGCACCAAAGTTAACCAAGCGCTAGCGGATATCGCGACGCAGTTCCCCGCCGCGAAGCCGCAAACCGAAATAATGCGCGCACATATAAACCAAATCGATCTAGCCAAAAATCCCAAGGATTTGGGCCGCTCCGTATTCCAAGCTCAGTTGCAGGGCCAAGACGCGGCGAAGCAATTAGAAATAACCAAGCCGGGCGGCGGCTCCGTACAGACGGACAAAGGCGTACAGCAGATAAACTTAAACCCGTACGCGGCGCAAGGCGTTGGAACCACGGTAGGCGAGGCAGTAAAAAATGTGCCAGCGCCGGGGATTGTTACCTTGCCTGGCGGATCGGTCGCGCGCACCGCTGGCAATACCGCAACGCCGCTTACCGTTACGGGCGGCGCGGGGACTGCGGCGGCACCGCCGGGCAAGTTGCAGCCGATCCAGCAACCGGACCAAAACGCGCCCGAAGCGGCGCAGACGCGCTACAAGCAAATAACCGCCGACAGTACCAAGCACGTGCAAGATGTGAGCGCGGCGGCAAATGACATACAGAACGGCGTTGCGGCTTCGCGCTATCGTAACGGCGAGATTATCCGCCTAACCGACGTCGCGCCAACCGGTCCCGGCAAAGAGACATGGAACCATATCGCATCACAGTTCCCCGGCGAGAGTGGCACGGCATATCAAAAGATCGGGCATTACCTTGCGCAAAGTAGCGCCGCTATCGCCAACAAAATGGGAGTGCCAAACACCAACATGGGCGCAGAGACGGCGGCGGCGAGTGCCGGCAATACTGCGCAAAATCCTGGCGCCATCAAAGAAATTACTAAGGTTAATGATGCGCTGAATACTGGGCTTGATTTGTATAACCGTGGATTAGCGAAAGCCACTAACAACGGCGCCGATACCAGCAAAGTACCGGCATTCCGCCAGGCATGGGGCCAGAACTTTGATGTAAACGTGATGCGCTATGACGATGCGGTGAGGCGTGGCGATAAAGCAGAAATAGACGCACTTAAAACCAAGCTGGGCGCAGACGGATTAAAGCGGCTGGGCGCAGAGCGCAAGGTATTACATTCACTGTCCGAAACCGGCGATTTGCCATGATGGCTGACGCGGCGCAGGATTTCTTAGATTCCGGCGGTGATACCTCAGTCCATCCGCTGGCCCCCGCGCCGGCCGCGAATGATGCAACCGTGTCCGCCGATCCCGCGCAAGCTTTCTTGGAAACCGGCGGCGGCAGTTCGCATCCGGTGAAGGAAAAGCCGAAAGAAGCCGCGAAGCTGCCTTGGTGGGCCGCAACGGGCGACACGGAAGGCGACGTCGCGCGAGGGCTTGCCGCCGGCACGGAAGGCGCACTTAGCACGGCGAGCGGCGGCGTTGGTGCGCTGGGCGGTGGTCTAACTTACCTTGGCACGCTTGCGGCAACCAAGGGCGATACAAAAGCCGCCAAAGCCGTACAGGAAGCGACGCAAACGCGGCTCACCATTCCCACATTTACCGGTGAGGGCGGCGCGGTAGCTGATGTATTGGGCCAGGGCGCCGCATATACCGGACAGCGCGAGGGCGAAGCGGCGGGCGATTGGGTACTGGATAAAACCGGGTCCCCGGTTCTGGCATCTGCCGCAAATACACTTGCCAATGTCCCGCAGTTTTTAGCGGGCGGCGAGCTTGCACGGCGCGGCGCACCGCGCCTAACGGAAACCGGTGCGCCGGCCGCAGAACCTAAGCCAGCTGCGCCAGCCGAAGCGGCGCCAGACTTAGGGATAAAGACCGAACGCGAGGAAGCCGGCGGCAATACCGGCGAACTTACGCCAGAACAGCAGCAAGCACGCATAGCTTTGGCCAAGCGCGTGGGGCTTACCGAAGTGCGCAAAAGCGCTATCGAGGGCGACGCGCAAGCGGCGGCGGATGACTATGACGCCAGCAAGTACACCGGGGAACCGGTAGGCGAGCAGATGCGCGCCACCATTGCAGCGGAGCGCAAGGGCATGATTAAGCATGCTGAGGGCATCGTAGAGGATGCCGGCGGCGAACCGGGGCGGGATCAGACAAGCGACATCCAAACCGGGCGAACCATTGCGCAACCGTTTGATGATTTGCAGGCACATATCGAGGCGCAAAAAAATGCCATGTATGCGGCCGGCAAAGCGCGGCTTGGCGATACTGGCGTAGAGACGCCAGAACTTGAAGCGGCGCTCAATGATCGCACGCTAAAAAATAGCCTAATGGCGCAAGGCAAAACCGGATTTTTGGATAGCGTCAAAGATCAGCTAGAGGCGTTTAAGGAAAACAACGGCGGCAAGTTGAACGTTGGCACGGCTGAGCAGTTCCGCCAGTTTGTTAACACGCTTTGGAGTACCGATAAAAACGCGGTAGGCAAGATCAAAGCCGCGCTTGACAATGATGTGGGCCGCGCAGCTGGCGAGGATGTTTTCGCGCCCGCGCGTGCAATGCACGGGCTTGGTAAAGATTTACTAGAGAACCCGGACGGCGTGCGCCAGTTATTCGACCGTGACCCCAAGACCCCGATTAATCGCACCACGGCTTACGAGGATATCCCTGACAAACTTAGCAACATGGACAGCGCGCAGTTTAACAACGTTATGGACACGCTGGACAAAATGCCGCCAGAGTTATCGCAGCAAGCGCAAGCCGCTAAGGATGCGATCCGCGCGCACTTTGCAAACCGCTTGCTTGAGACTGGTTCAAAGACAGAAACGCAATGGAACAAAAACGGCGTTAACAAAGAACTGAAAGCCAACGCCGCGAACTATGAGCGCGCGTTCAAAGATCGGCCGGACTTGGCCGCGAAGATTCAGGACATGAAAGACGCGGGCGAAATGCTGCGCTTTAATTCGAGCTATCGCGGCGCGCACGCGCAAGCCTCCAACATGGTCCGCAAAGGCTTAGGCGCCGGGGCGCAAGCGGCCGGCGCCAGTATCGGCGGAACTGTGGGCGGGATTGTTGCCGGGGTCCCCGGCGCCGGCTATGGCGCGATTGCGGGCCGGGCGGCGGTAGCAAAGGGGATGAGCGCGTTAGATAAAAGCGCCGCCAAAAGAGCAGCGGCGGCGCGCGTGATATCACTCAAGGATTAGCGCAGCCGAATTACCCGCGCATCAGCCGCACGGCGAGCGGCGGAAAGTTTGGCGGCGCGGATCGCAGTGCGCAGCGCGGCGGCAATGCCGATTAGAAACAGCGTAAGCGCGGCGCTGATCGCAAATTCCCCGGATAGCAAAAAGAGCGCGGGGAAGACTATTGCAAAAAAAATCGCGTTGAATTTCATGAACGTTTCCCTGTTTTGAACCAGCGCTAATTATGCGCCTTTTAAGTATCGGAGTTAAGTGAACTAAAGCACATGACTACAGCTTTTCTCGCCCCAAATGCCGTTTTTCGCGCTGTGGGCGGGGATGGCTTGGCTTTGGTTGGCGGGCAACTCTTTACATATGCGGCGGGGACTACTACCCCCATTGCCACCTATACGGACAATACCGCCGGCACGCCTAACACCAATCCTATTATTTTGAATTCGAGGGGCGAGGCTAATGTTTGGATACTGCCGAACGTCGGTTACAAGTTCCAACTTGAAGACGCAACGAGCAACATTATTTGGACAGTTGACCAAATCTTTAACTCACAGCTTCTTACCCTTTTCGGCGGGGTCGATACTGGATCAGCTAATAATTACATCCTTACATTTTCAACGCCGTTTACGAGTTACACCAACGGCGAAGTAATTTACTTCATTCCGTCATTTACCAATTCCGGGCCATCTACCTTAAACGTTAATGGTCTAGGCGTAATTCCGATTGTAAATATCAACGGTACGCCGTTGGGCGCCGGGCAAATCACTGCCGGGCAAACCACGCAAGTGATGTATTACAACGGGTCTTTCCAGCTGCTTAGCATTGGCTCATTTACTGGCGTAACCATTGGCACATTTGGCGCGGAAGCGCCGATAGCGAGCGCAAGCACCACGGATCTAGGAACGCTGCCGGCGCATGTCGGACTCATTACCGGCACTAACACAATTACGAGTTTTGGAAACTCCGCGAATACTTCCGCGCCTATTTATCACGTGCGCTATACGAGTGCGCTAACCGTTACCTTCAATGCGGTTTCTTTGATCCTGCCGGGCAATGCCGACATTGTGACGCAACCGGGCGATGCGATGATTTTGCAGTACCTTGGCAACGGCAATTGGAAGTGTACCTTTTACCAAACCACCACCGGATCAGGCGGCGGCGGACAAAATTCCAAAATCAAGCCGGCTGACACGGTACTAATCAGTACGTCCACGCTGACACCGGACCCGGACTTGCAAAGCAATATGCTAGCGCTGGGCCGCTATTCCTATGCGCTCTATTTGGTTTTTGATTCGGTGAGCGCTGGCGCCGGCTTTAAGTTCACGAATGACGGCAGCGCAACGGACTCGCGCGGCTTTGTCCCGGGCTTAACCAGCGGTTTTATAAATAACCTTGCCTATGGCCCGAAGTCTGAAACTTTCTATGGCGCCACGGTTGTATATCCAACCGTATCTACTGCAATTGACGGCAATCAGGTTCTTTATACCGGATCAATCCTGGTAGGGGTCCCCGGCACGTTTGGAATCAGCTGGGCGCAAAACGCAAGCACGGGATCGGCTACCACGCTGCGCGCCGGCAGCTATCTAATTCTTACGCTGCTATCGACTGGCAGTAGTCAGAACGTCATCACGCATGTTTATTCGACCCCCGGAACATTCGTAGAAACAATTCCCACAGGCTTTACAACCGCAACTATTGAAGTGTGGGGCGGTTCAGGCGGCGGCGCTGCAAAGTTTGTATCGGGTCCAAACACTGCCGGCGGTGGCGGTGGCGCTTCGGGTAGCTACGCCGTGTCTACTTATTCGGTCACGGGGCTTGGTGGAGACACGCTTAATTTCACCGTAGGCGTTGCCGGCGTAAATGGAACCGGCCCCGGCGGCGATTCATCGGTGAGCAGCGGCACCATGACTATAGCCACCATGACCGGCCCGGGCGGCCCCAATGGCAGCAACGCGGTAAGCCCTGGCGTGGGCGGTGCGGGCGGCGTAGCGCCGGCAATCGGGACCGGCGGCACGGTCAATAACGTGCAAGGCAATGCCGGCAGCGCTGGCGCTTCCTTCGGCGGTGGTCCGCCAATCGGCGGCAATGGTGCCAACGGCATCCCCGGCATAAACGGCGGCGGAAACAGCGGCGGACACGGCGCCGGCAATGCCGCGCTGACAGACGGCGGCGTTGGCTTCGTCATCTTCTCTTACTCACCTTAAAACCCTATGGCATCAGCTGGACTATCACCGCCCCCGAAATTTCGCGGGGTGGACAATAACGGCTTAGCGTTAGTTGGCGGGCAGCTATTCACGTTCGCGGCCGGCACTTCTACGCCGCTCGCCACTTATGTGGATAGCTCCCACACCACGGTCAATACCAATCCCATCATTTTGGACTCGCGCGGCGAGTGCAATTTATGGCTAGACACCACGCTAGCTTATAAGTTGGTGCTTGAGGATTCCGCCGGCAATCTGATTTGGTCCGTGGATGAAGTGACGTCCGGCGGATCGGGCGGCGGCGGGACATTGGTCGCGCCCGTCACCTTGGGTCCGCCGGCATTCGCCGCTACTACGCTTACCCTACTTAACTTTGCCGGATCAGACGGGCTAGACATTGTGCCGTTTCTCTCTGGCGGCATCGCAATCAAAATCAGCGGCTCAATTCCTGGCGCGCTAGACGGCGTTTTTGTCGGCAATACAAACCCCGGCGCTACAGCGATTACCCAAGGGGTAGTAATTGGCAATGATACTGGGCGCACTTTTAATTTAGGAAAAACCTCAAGCCTGTTTAGCGGGGCATTTATCGCCAACGGGCCAACCGGCGAAATTTGCTTTATTCAAGCCGGCGGACAGATTCCGATTGTTTTTGGCAGCGGCTCGACTACTAATGTTTTTATTGACGGCCAGGGCGGGGTAACGATTAATGCGCCGCAAGTGGCGCAATCCGCGCTAAATGTTTTGGGCTTCGCCAATCAAGCGGCAGTCAATGCGATTGGAAGCGGCGCGAGCGGTACGGCAATCACCGCGCAAGGATCTAATCTTCTAGGCACTAGCTCCAGCCACTTCAATACGATGGCTGGAACGGTCACCATGACTGGCCCGGTAACCGGGGTTACTTGCACCATTGACGGGCCATCTAGCAGCGGAACGGCGTTGCAGGTTTCAGGCTCGCAATTGGTTGGCACTCCCACGGGCGGGGACAAGGGCGCCGGTTCCATTAATGCGGTCAGTTTGTTTGTAAACGGCATTGCGGTTTCTACCGCTAATCTTTTGCCGCTTAATAACACTTGGACCGGCACCAATACATACACGCCTGGCAGTGGCATCGCGATTACTGCAAACGGCGTTGCCGGTTCCGATACCGTAAAAATCATTGCGCCAAATAGCGCCGGCAATAGTTTTGGGCTGGTAATTCAAGCTGGCACTAATGCTAGCGATTTCGCGCTAGTCGTTAATAATGCTTCCGGGTCGCAATCGTTTTTTACTATCGGGGGAGACGGGCACTTTAGTTTAGGTCCGGTAACTAGCGGTGTAAATGCGATTACATGCACGGTCAACGGAAATGTTGCCATACAAATTCCGGCAACGGGAACGCCGCTCACAGTTCTAGGCTCAACTAACGCAATTGCGGCGGTAATTGGTTTGCTGACAATTACTACCGGCGCATCGCTGGTTAACGGCACCGCAGAACTTCTATCTGTGGGCCAGGCTTTAAACTTGGGCACTACAAGCTCAAGCCCCGTTGGACTATACACAAGCGCATTACAGCGCATAGCAATCAATGCCGCCGGCAATATCACAATTAACACGCCTAGCAGCGGCACCGCTCTCACCGTCAACGGCGTATCAGGCACGCATAGTACGCAAATAGCCGACAGTGCCACCGCGCTTCACAACGCGGGATATTTGGAAGTTCCGCAAAACAATGTCAATCCGCCTTACACATTAGTTCTCGCTGATAGCGGTAAACACATATTAAATAATTCAGGCGGTGCCGGTACTTATACAATTCCTGCTAATGCATCTGTCGCATATCCGTTAGGGACCGTGCTAACTTTTTGTTGCATCGGCGCGGCAACAATGTCGATTGCAATAAACACAGATACGCTTGTACTTGCCGGGACATCCACCTCCGGGACGCGCTCACTTGCAGTTAATGGTATAGCTACTGCAATTAAAGTTGCTTCGACGCAATGGCAGATTAGCGGTCCAGGCTTGTCTTGAGTGGCGTTCTTAATATATTGGCTGCCCTGAAAAGTACGGGCGGCGCATTCGTGCCCGTTACCACGCAATTTACAACCGCTGGCGCGCATACAGTCACGATTCCAACCGGCGCTACTACAATGACGTTGGAAATATTTGGCAGCGGCGGTGGCGGCGGCGGTTCGAGTACAACGGTAGTTGGCCAGGGCGGCGGTTCCGGCGGGCGGTGCGTGACCATACTCACGGTTACCGGACACGCTGGGCAAACCGTCACGCTTACCTGTGGCGCCGCGCCGGTATCTACCGGGGTTCCGCAAAACAATGGCCAGACTGGCGGCGCATCCACGGTTGTCAGCGGCACATTCACCATTACCAGTATGAGCGCGGGCGCGGGGGCCGGCGGCGCAGCCACGCTAGGCGGCGGCGGTGCCGGCGGCGCCTCATCTGGCGGCAATACCACCAATACAACCGGCAACGCCTCTAGCGGCCAGACTGGCGGCGCGGGGCTAACCGGCACGTTTATAAACGGTTTAAACGGGCAAACCGGGGCCGCTCATCCTGGCGGCACATCTGAGCCAGACGTAACAGGCACGGTCGGCGTAGGCGCCGTTCACTTCGCTTAAAAGAGGTTTAAACAAATGGACATGGATCGCGCAGTAGTAAAGATCGCGCAAGACCCGGCAACATGGGGCGCGGTGCTAATGGGAATCTTGAGCCAGATAGCGCCGGTCTTACCGGACCTGTTAGCCAAGCTAGGGCTGCATGCCGGCACGGTTCAATGGGTAGGCGGGGTCTTTGCCTTGATTATTGCGGGGCTTCGCGTCTTCTCAATCAAGAAAGAAGCGGCAGCGGTTGACCCGCCGCCGCCAACGGTAACCTAGCCTGCCTGTTTTTCTTCCTGAATTTTGTTATAGATTTCTTCACGGTGGACCGTGACGTTAGGCGGCGCGCTTATGCCTACGCGCACTTGTCTGCCATTAACTCCCATGATGGTTACTGTAATCCCGTCCCCGATAATCAACGACTCACCTACTCGCCTTGTCAGAATTAACATGCGTCCTAGCTCCTTGTTTACTCGCCCGATAAACTACGAAGCGCCTGCAATACCAGCAGTTCCACTTCGCCCAATTTCTTGATTTTGCCCGCGTTCAATTGCACGTAAATAGCCGATTCCGCGTGTTTCAGCAGCGATACCGCGTCCCTCACTTGCGCCGGCAGATGCGCCACCACCGCATAGGGCGGCGCATCCTTGCCAACCGCAACCCCTAAGCCATTTGCTTTTAAGTTCGGCTGCCCCTTCTTGCCAAAAGCCCCCGTTTTAAGCGCCTTTGCTTTCCTTGTCTTGCTGATCCAGTCATAAATATTTGCAACTTGTATCCCCAAAGCCTTGGCCGCTTTTTTTGGTGTCTCGCCCTTGGCAATTCTCGCAAGCGCCGCTTTTTCAAAGCGCGCGCGTATAGTCTGTTTTTTAAACATTTTGACTTTTGGCACTGGTAGCGCCTCCTTACGTTTTTGATCTTCCTTAAGCCTCTTAGCGAATCGTCTTTTCCACGCGGATATCATCCCTGACGAAACGCCTAACTCCCTTCCAACCGCGCGCCAATTCTCGCCAGATGAAACGCGCCGCACGGCATCCATTTTCAGTTCATCCGTGTAGTTACGGCGTGGTGCGGACGCGCTCATATCTTCGCCGCGCGACCAACGTCTAATGCTGGTTGGATGGGCGCCGGTTTCCTTTTGAAGGCTGGCGCTACTCTCCCCAGCCTGAAAGCGTGCCCCAATCGCCGCCTTGAATTCGCGCGAGTAGGTCCGCTTGCCATTGTTGTCAATTGTCCAATTTGGTTTTGGCTTCCCTTCTGTATGTCCTGCCTCACCATTCCCTAGCGTTGTCTCTGTCATCTACTACCCCTCCTTTGTTTCTTCGCTTTCCTGAAACTAGCTACCGCTTGGTCCGCGCTCAGCGCATCCAAATGCGTTAGGCGATATAGGGACCGTTCGCGCTTGTAGATCACTAGCACCACTTCGGCCGGCCGGCGTTTGGCCCAATAGGAGCGCACGGCACGGCACTTATAACAATATTGCTTTCTTCCGTGAACGGGCAGTATTTCCTCACATCGGGGGGTCGGGCATTTCATTTTGCAGCGGGTTCCTTCTAGCTGTGTTTTTACTTAAGCAAGCTTATAACCTACCGCCGGCTTTGAAAACCCCCCTAACTCATTGAAAGTTATTTGTAATTACTCTAAATGACCCAAGCTCGAACCAAATCGCTACCAGGGGTCGCGTAAGTGATTGATTTCACACCGCGTATAAATAGCGGTTGTCAATCGCCAGGACAGCAATGTATTATTTTACCTGATCTTACGTGATTCAAACCTCTAGAAACATAGCGTTTCGGTAAGGCAAATAACGGAAGATCATGCAGAGTAATTTTTTAGGTGTTACCAAATCGTTACCAATTGGAGCAAGCTAAAACTCTGGTAACGATTTTGGAAAAAACAGCGTAAAACATAGGCTTTCATAAGGAGACTTAAGTCATGGCGACGGTAGTAAAACGAGGTTCTAAGTTCCGCGCGATAGTGCGCAAAGGGGTCGCGGTTCCCCTCACAAAAACCTTTGACACGCGCAAAGAAGCCCAAGAATGGGGCGATTCGCAAGATGTTCAAATCACGCAGCGCGCGAAGTTTGGCTGCGCTCATAAACTGGGCGAGATAATTCAGAAGTTCTCCGCGCACTTGCTGGAAAAGCGGCCGTATAAATCGGACGTCACGGAAACGCACTTGCGCATGTTGGCGCGCAATTTCTCGCATGTAGACATTGCCAGCATTGACGCGGATTGGTGGATCAAAGCCGTTGAGGGGTTCAATGTTGGCCCGTCCAGCGCAAAGCGTTACATCGGGTATGTAAAAAGCGCGCTGAAATTGGGCGAAGTTAAATGGGGGGTTTCCGTCGATTGGGACGGGTACCGCAAGGCGCGCGCGCAAATGGATCAGGTCAATATGTGCGCGGACTCCGAAGCGCGCGATAGGCGCTTAGAGCCGGGCGAACTGGAGCGCATCAAGGGCCAGTTTAAGACCGTGTTTCCCATGGGCGACATCGTAGACTTTGCGCTTTTAACGGCGCTTCGCTTGAACGAACTTTGCACTATCAAATGGGAAGAACTGGACCGCGAACAGCGCATGATTTGGGTTCGCAGCCGCAAGCACCCTAAAAAGAAGATGACTAATCATTCCCATTTGCCGCTGCTGGGCAACGCGCTTGATATCATCATGCGCCAGCCGCGCCGCGTCCAGGCGGACGGCACGCCAGAACCGCGCATCTTTCCGTTTAACTCGCGTTCCGTTGCCGATGCCTTCCGCGAAGCCTGCAAGCGTGCGGAAGTTAAAAACTTTCATTTTCACGATTTGCGGCATGAAGCGATCAGCCGGCTATTTGAGCAGGGCTTCGCAATTCCAGAAGTTGCGTTAGTTTCAGGACATCGGAACTGGAAAAACTTGCAGCGCTACACGAACTTGAAACCGCACAATATTCATAATGGCCCGATGGCCCACCGCGAGAACGTGCTTAAGTTTCAGCGCAAGGCGGCAGCATGAACGACGCAAATCAAGTTCGCGCAGTTCTCGCGCAGTTCTACGTCAATAGCGCTTTCGATCACAAGGCGTTTTTAGACGAAATGGAAGCGCGCGCCAAATTGAACGGCACTAAACTCACCAAAAAGCGTCAATGCCTTTTGGCGCGCATTGTCGCGGCGTATGTTGCCGAAAGAGAGGCAGCATGAATGCCGCCGATACGGTCCGCACGCGGGCGATCCGCGAAGCTGACAAGCGCGCCAAGCTCGCCCGCATTCGGCGCATGCTCCGGTTGCTTAGGGGCATGCGCCAGCACATGGAAGTAATGCGAAAGCTGCGATTGTCTTAGTGAAACTCAAGCGGCGCCGTTCTGGCGCCGCTTTCTTTCCCGCCGCTTAGGCGGGTTATCTTCCAAAGTCTTCAAGCCCCGCGCTTTCTGCGCAGCGAAATACGCATTCATGACATCTTTGTCGATCACGCGATTTTTCCCAAGCTTGTACGTGTCCACGGGGAACCGCCCCTCTGATACGGCATTCTTTATGCTGTCCCAAGACATGCCGAACATGGGCGCCGCGTCTTTCAGCAGCAACCAAGGCTGATCGTCTTTCGTCATGTTAGTAAATCCTTATTCTTTGGTCTTCATCCTGGCGAATGCGGATAGTGCTGGCGCTTGCGCCGCCCTGATTGCGGCGCTTCCAATTCCAGCCTTTTATCGCCATACGCATGCGGATGGACAAAGGGTATTTGGCCATGCGCTCCGCGTTCGTGATGAAGGCAGAGCGCAGTAAGTATTCCGGGTCGGTGCGGGTCAGTTCTTCGCCAGTGTAAAGCCGACGCATAAAATCGTCTGCTTGGTCTTGGTGCTTGCGGTTAAACATCTCATACAGCGCGACCCCGCAACCCAAAGACAAGGGGCGCGCATCATGCGGATAACCGTTCAAGGTTTCCGCACATTGCAACATGGAGGGATGCGCTTGCACGTAGCCGATCACATCGGTATTGGACAGGCGCACGCGCGCATTAATGGCGCCGCGTTCAATCTTATTGCACCACTGCGCGGCGGTGGCGCAAGCGCGCACCGCGTACTGATGGCATTCATGGAAATGCAGCGCCAAGGCATCGGCGCCGGTCCGCACCGCGCCCGTGTCGATGGTCTTAAACGCATCGGGGGTAATGCCATAGACAACCAATGTCTGTATAGATTTGCCGGCTTCGATAATAGCAAAGAGCCGATGCTGACCGTCTAGGACTTGCTCATCGTCGGCAATGACGATTGCCTGCCCGTTCACTTGCCAATTCCCGTTAGTTATTTCCTCAGCCAGAAACGCCACATGATTTTTGCGTATCGGCCGGTTGATCTTATTGCACTTAAGCCATTCGGTGGCATCGCGCGGGGTAATGGTCATTACTTCCGCAACTATGTCGCGGTTGGTGCCGTAGATTTTTGCCGCGTTTGGAAACTTTATTATTTTGGGTTGTGCCATGTTCAATCCTTACAAGCCCTTTGTTTACCGAATATTAAAGGTCTATTCTAAAATGGGATGTCATCATCAAAATCAATTTGCGGCTTTACGTCCGCTTGCGGGCGCGAGGGCGGCGCCGTTTCGGTCTTGAGCTTGAAGCGCAGACTCATGAACTTTTCGCCCGCTTTGGATGTGTTTATCCACGCATCCAAAAAATATTGGATGCCGTTTACTTCCGCGCTGCCGCGATAGTCCGCGCGCTGTGGCACTCCTTCCTTATCATTCTTGAACAGCACGCCGCGCATATTGTTTTCGTAACGTGTACTAGCCATAAGCGCTGTCCATGATTAGGTGATAATGGGTATCAACTTCCGCGAGGAACGCCGTAGCGGCTTCCGCGTACTCTTTAATGCCTGCGTCATACGCTTCAATGCGAACCTTTATAAATTGCTTGTCCGGTGGCATGCGATTATCAAAGCTGACTAGATCGCAAAACGCCGCGCCCGTGATCCATAGGTTATGGCTGACTTGCGGTAAGTAATCTATGCGCAGCTGATCCCGGTCCGCGAGGTAAGCTAGATGCGTTGCCATTTTTGGGCACTTCAATTCCAAGATGCCGGAAAAATTCCCCACATCCCCATCAAGCGAACAGCCAGCCATGACCGTGTTATGCGCGAGAAACCCCGTCTTGCGTACTAGCTGGCCCGTCAAGGATTCGTAGTGCGCGAAGGCAAGCGGCTCGATATCAACGCCGCGCTGCATTTCTTGCGTCCAAAAAAAGTTATCTTGGGATTCGCCCGCGATGCGCTCAGAAATTAGTTGCAGCCGATAATCGCGGCGCACTTTGCTTTCTTCGCCTTTCTTGCGCCCTTGCATCAAGATGGTATGTGCCATGGACCCGGTAAGCCGGCCGGCGCGCGCAATGCGCCATTCTGGCGAACGCTGAGGCGCATTTATGACAGTGAAATTTACAGCCATAACGTAACCCCAATCCAGAAGCCAAAACCAACGTTGCAAATCATTCCCACTAAATCGTGCCATTGCTGCTTGGTTTCTTGCCGTGGGTATTCGTCAAGCAGCAAATTCCCAAAATTGATCAAAAATAAAATCGTATTGCACCAGAAATAAATTATGAGAATCGGACGCATTATTTTTTCTCTAGTTTTTCTGCCGCTGCTTTTAGCGCTGTCCATTCGTCATTGTGATGAAGGTTAATAATCTGCCGCGTCTCTTTGGAGAGCGCGCGCCATGCGCCGGCAAGCGCGTCATTGCTTTCTTTCGCCGCATCGCGCAGGCTGACCCACGCATCCACGGGCACATCCGGCACATCGGTTTTAATTACGCGCTCGTCCGTGTCTGGCTGCATGGAATCGCCGCCCGATAAACCGGTGATGGCAAGCAATGTGTAGCGTTCGAGATAGGTGATAGCGCTCGCAATGGCTTGAATGGAATTCTTGCCGCCCGATTCATCCGCATGCGCGCGGATCGCGACGGATTCGGCGAAGCCGCGCACGTGGGTAAGCGTGCAAGTAACTTCTATGCTAGTGCCGGCATCGGACTGCGCAACGCGCCAGGCATGCGTAATGCCGTTTGCCGCCAAACTTTCCGTGATCTTGCCGACCACTTCGGCGTGCGTGGCGTGATCGTATTCCGTCCAGCCGCGCGCGGTTTGAAACTTCACGTGCTTATTTTGTTGGATGCGCGGCGGTGAACGTTTGAACGCCGCCATGGCCGCGTAATATTCGTTCTTCGCTTCCGATGCTTCCCAGCGCTCTTTAAGTTCAAGGAGCTTAGTCAATCGCTCTACATCAAAATCAGGGGCATTCGCTGCCCGCTCGATAATGTGCATCAGCGTGACTTGCGGCGGTGCGGCGCCGGGGGAGAGCGCCGGCAATGTTTCTTGCGCTACCATTGCTTAACCCTAGCGCTGTCAAAACTCATCATGCGGCGCTTAAGCGCCGCTTGGATTCGGCGCGAATGCCGGATATTTGCCACTGCAATGGCGATACACGCGGCGATAATTGCGGCGGCAAATATGCCGATTAGGGCCACCGCTCCCCATAGTGCAAAGTGCGCTGACAAGTCTCCCCCCGTTCGCGTGGCACTCACGCAAAATGACCAAGAATGATTGGACGGACTTTACAGCATGCTTATAGAAATTCAAGCATGCTTAAGTCAAGGGCTTGACGGGTTAGGCGGGGTGCCCGATTGTTGCAAACAGAAGGAAAATTTTACAAGCCATAGCCAAAGGATGTCGGGCCATGACTAAGGATTATCTAAACCACTTCACGTTCAGAACTGAGAACGTTGTATGGGTTGACTTTGTTTTATTTCGCCAGCGGCGGGATGGTCTTGCGACCCCAAACCAAGAAGCAATGATCAACGCCGAACAAATCGAGAAGCCGCGCAAATGGTTCCGTTTTAATATTCTGCGTCGCCCCTGATTCCCACTGATTCACGGCGCTGAAAGAAACGCCAACGCGGTCCCCTAGCTCAGTTTGAGTTAAGCCGGCTTGCTCGCGCAGCGCACGTATGCGCTCGCCCATCGTATCGGCGGTGCTGATACCGCCACCGTCACCAATAATCACGGGATCGCGGAAGCGACTAAGCCCTATGCTCTTACTTTTTGTTTTAAGCATGCTTATATTTATCCGCCCATGTTAAAGCAAGAATGTTTAGATCATTTTGGATCATGCAAAGCCATTGCGCAAGCGCTACGGATCTCGGAAAGCGCTGTAAGCCAATGGGGAATTGCCGTGCCAGAGGGCACCGCATACAAGCTGCAAGTACTCACGGGCGGGAAATTACAAGTGAATACAGCGCTGTACCAGAAGCCGCCCGCGCCAGTGGCGCAAGGGGGGCGATAATGGGCGGTTGGATAAAGCTAGAAAAAGACTTACTCACCGATCCGCGCCTAGTGCGCGCGGCCATGGAATGGGAAGAACGCGAAGGGATTAGTAACGGTCCACCGTTACTAGGTGTAACGGTCCTGTTAGGCGCACTCGCGCAACTGTGGATTCTCGCCGATACACATATCGGAAATGATGACACGCTTGCGCTTAACGTCGATCAAATAAACAAGATCATTGGGGTTAAAAATTTCTGCGCGCTCATCCCAGATGATTGGCTTGAGGTTCTCGACGGCAACCGCGTAAAACTCCCGGAGTATCACAGACATAACGGCACCATTGCGAAAGAGTCCGCGCAAAACGCGCGCCGCCAATCTAAGCACAGAAAGCGCGTAACGGTAAGGCGTTACGCAAAACAGACACGGCGTAACGGTGGCGCGTTACCAGACCAAGACCAAGACCAAGACCATATAAAGACAAAAGACAATGCGCCCCTGCCGGGGCTTGATTTGCTGGCTTGGAATGCCTGGCGGACCTACCGCGCGGAAGTTCTCAAAAAACCGATTCGCGCCGGGAGCGCATGCGCTGCCATGAACGCACTGCAAAAATTCGGTGATGCGCAAATGTCGGTGGTGCAAAACTCCATCGCAAATGGCTACCAGGGATTATTTGCGCCAAAGCCCACGTTCAACGGCAACGGCGCGACGTCCGCACGGCCGCGAATCGAAGCGGCCGAACTTGCCGAACTTGAGGCGCACGCCAAAGCAATCGGCTTTCGCGCCAAATTCCCGCTTGAGTCCATCGGCGCATATCGCACCGATTTGAAAATGTTTGAAACCAAGCCGCCAGGATTTCGACTGGCGGATGTGCAAAAACGTGCGCAAGGTTCAGTCACATGAAGTCACCTAAAGTCATTAAGCCGCAAGGCGGCGGCGGGCATCGGGCAGCGGCCAAGGCGCGGCGCAAATCTTATTACTCTGGATTACCGCCGATTACTTTAACTAATTTAAAAAGATCGAGAGCGCGACACATCCGAAATTTTCCGGGCGACGTCAAGGCGCGCGAAATGTTCGCCGAAAAGTACGGCGAAGGCGCGCTAACTTCGCCGGCATGCCAAGTGCGGCCGAGAATGGCACGCAAACATGCGCGAAAAACGAAAGCTAAGCGCCGTCATGCGGCGATCTTGTCTAACCCATAGTGAGCTAGCGGGTACATGCCAAGATCGGTTCACAGGGCAGATTCAAACCAGAAAAAAATCGTGAAGGAATTGCGCGCGCAGCATTTTAGCGTCGCATTACTTTCAATGGTTGGCGATGATTTTCCAGACTTAATAATTGCCAGAAGCGGTTTTACGGCATGCGTGGAACTGAAAAGTAAGCGCAGCGCCAATACGTGGGCTGCGCTCACCGATGGACAGGCAAAGTTTGCGCGTGAGTGGCGCGGCGCGGTGATCTTGGGTTACACCGCTGAGCAAATCGTAAAAGATTTTTTGTTATTCATGCGCCGCTACATTGGCGGCAGTTTTGGCGAATAGTTCCACGGGAAGCAAAACGGGGGTTTTGATCATGATAACTATGCTGCTGACTGTCTTTATCGTGCTGTGCATTGTGGGGTTGATCATTTGGGGAATAAACCAAATCCCCGGCATCCCGCCAATAATCAAAGTAGTTTTTTACGTGGTGGTTGGCTGTCTGATTCTGCTGTGGCTGCTGAGCATAGTCAGCGGCGGCGGGCATTTTTCTTGGTCGCTGCGATGAAAAGCTGCGCCAATAATTGCAAATCCTTAGCGATGCTTGGGCACATCTTTTGCCGCGCGTGTTTTCTGGCGCTAGGCGGATGGTTGCGGCGCTAAATGCTAACGGTTTTAGATTTATTCAGCGGCATAGGCGGATTTAGCTTAGGACTTGAGCGCACGGGCGGCTTTCAAACGGTGCAATTTTGCGAGATTAATCCGTTTTGCAGAAAAGTACTGGCAAAGAATTTTCCGGGGATTCCGATCCATGATGACATCAGAACGTTTAAACCCACCTATGCAGATATCGTGGTTGGAGGATTCCCCTGTCAAGACATTAGCTTTGCAGGACGGGGCGCCGGCTTGGCTGGCGCGCGTTCGGGGCTATGGTCCGAAATGCTTAGAATTATTCGCGAGGTTCGACCCCGATACGCAATTGTGGAAAACGTCGCAGCGTTGCTTAATCGAGGGATATCAAACGTGGTCGCAGACTTGGCCGCGCTCGGGCTTGATTCGGAATGGCATTGCATACCGGCTTGCGCCGTTGGTGCCCCTCACAGACGTGACAGAGTGTGGATTGTGGCCTACCCCAATTGCGCGCGACGCGCGCAGCCGCAAAGGAGCGCGAAGGTCCAAGAATGCGCAAGGATCGGAGCCATTGAGCGTACAAGTTTGGGCTACGCCGACAGTACACGGGAATTACAATCGCAAAGGCGCGAGTGCGACGAGCGGGGACGGGCAAGCTGGTGGAGCATTGAACCCGACATGGGTCGAGTGGCTTATGGGGTACCCCGCCGGGTGGACAGACTTAGAAGTCTAGGGAATGCGGTGGTTCCGCAGATTGTGGAAATATTGGGCAGAGAAATATTGAAATATGAGCAAGCCGCGTGATCGATTATTTATTTGTATGCAGTGCCAACTTGCAGCGCTCGCCAACCGCCGAACATGTCGCGCGCCTGATGGGCTACAAAGCCTCCAGCGTTGGCAGCGTGCCATTTTATAGCCCGGTGCGATTATTGAACCGCGATGCTATCGAGTGCGCGGAGCATATTGTCTGCATGCAGGAAGAACATGCATCAGCTGTGCGCGCCATGATCAACTATTATCGTATGCAGGTATGCGGCGATATCGAGGTATGGGATATCCCGGACGATTTCAGCTATTGCGAACCTGCCTTGATAAAATTGATTGAGGCAAAGCTGCCAAAGCGTGTATTAAGTGACGGATGAAATACCCGCCATGGATTTGCGAGCGCTGCGGCAAGAAATACGGCGCACATCTGCGTGAGTCCACATGGCATATCCCTGATAAAACTAACCACGCCGATGTATGCGGCTGGTGTAATACCGATAACGAACCACTAACGGAACCGCGCGACTATGGATACCCAGCCTGCCCCGATGAACTTGCCGGCGGAACAGCTGCAAAGACTGCAAGGCGAAGTGCGACAGCTGAAACTATTGCTGGGCCGGGTACTGCCGTGCCTAAATCCGCGATTGCACAGCGGCTTGATGAAGACGATTAGCGCGGCGATCCGTGAATAGTTATCAGTTCGCAGGGAAAGCGGATGCTTGAGGTGATCGGCAATGCTCATCTGTACTTTGGCGACTGTCTGGAAATACTCCCGACGCTCAGCAAGGTCGATGCCGTCATTACTGACCCGCCTTACGGGCACGGTTGGAGCGGAATCAGCCACACCGCCAATCCAGGCGGTGTTCTATGGGGCGAACGCCGCGTGAGTGGGGCAATCGTCGGTCACGACAAGCCGTTCGATCCAGCGCCATTCCTAGCCCTGGCCGTGCCCTGCATATTTTGGGGAGCGAATCACTTTGCCGACCGGCTGCCAGCAAGCCCCGCGTGGTTCGCCTGGGATAAGCGCGAGGGCACGACTAGCAACTATCAGTCAGATTGCGAGCTTGCCTGGTGCAACGTGGGCGGCTCCGCGCGCATGTTCCACCATCTTTGGAATGGGCTGAGCATGAAATCCGGCAGCGAAGAAACGAAACGCACTCGCGGTGCACTGCCGCGTCTTCACCCGACGCAGAAGCCCGTAGCCCTCATGCGGTGGTGCGTCGATAAGATCGAGGGCGACACCATTTTGGATCCTTACATGGGCAGCGGCACTACGGGAGTCGCTTGCGCGGATATGGGGCGAAAGTTCATCGGGATTGAGATTGATCGCAAGTACTTCGATATCGCGTGCGAACGCTTGGAGGCTGCCAATGCTCAAACAAGACTATTTACCTGACAGCGCAGATGTAAAGCCGCGCGTACATGTTCACGATGAATAACATTCCAAAGCTAATTGAGCGGCTGCGCAATTTGAGCGCCTACGGCTGCTGTCTTGAAGCCGCTGAGGTCTTGGAACGCTGGACGCAGCCGCAAGGAATAGTGGTTACAGACTTGGCCGATGCGCTCACCGTCATTAGTCAACTGCAAGCGCGCGTGAATGCCGCAGAAAACCCCAAGCCGTAAAGAAGTGCGCGCCGTGCGGTGCCCGATGTGCGGCGCATCCCCTGGCCATCCTTGCGTATACGTCAAGAAGACCGGGCACCATGGCAAACACTTTGGAGCAATACGCGGCAGTAATCACAAGGAGCGCGCCTTTGATTGGCGTGCGCTTGCCGTGTTGCGTAAGGATAGCCGTTACTAATAAGCTAGCTTCATGGGCTTTCTATACGATTCAGCAAGCTTCACTGAGCCGAACAATAGCGATGCGGATATCATCCGCGAATACTTGAGGCTATTGGAATGGTCGCAGCATTACGCCGCTAGTCAGTTAGAAATAGAAGTGCGCTTATTTCGTACCTATTGCACGATGCAAACCGGCGTGCCCATGTACGTATTTTACGCACTCGAACATCTGAAAGAGCGCAACCGCTGATGCCGATCCGCAAACGTCCCCGAATCGATAGGGCAGATCAGCTGCGCAACTTGTTGCACGAAACCGGCTTGAGCCAATCAGCCGCCGCATGGGGCATTGGCATACATCGGACTTCCGTATGGCGTTGGTGCAATCGCCGCGCCTGCGTCCCCTCATGGGCTTTGATAGCCATTCGCGGCTATGCCAGAGAGAAGCAAGAAGCAGAAGCAGAGAGCAGCAAGTAAAGGGCAGAAGGCTGCGCCCCATGGGGGAACGAGCGCAGACGGTGGCTAGCGCGTGACCCTGCATTATGTTGCATGACTGTGCGTGATCGAACATGCTGCATTGCGATTGTTACCACGTGCGTTACCAGCCTAGCCCAACCCCTTGATATGCCTAGGCAAATCCTGGCGAGTGATGTCATAGCCTAGGACACAGGCCCATGTATTCGAGCCCTCCCCCTCGCAGGCTCTACCGATCAGGGGGGCTTAACCTTAATTTTGGGCGGGGTACCCCGGGTCTTAGTTGGGGTGGTCACTCGCACTAATTTTTTTTTGGTTTGGACTTCCGCCGGCTCGGTATGTGGGCACTGTCGGCGTTTCAGAAGAACGAACTAGCGCGCGAGATTACACAGGCGCTCTCGCGCGGACAGCTTAAAAACGCTTTAGTTCAATTTTTTTTCTGATCGGTGAGGGTTTTTGATTTGCTTTGTCGCTTTCCGTTTCTAATGAGCAAAATTTTTCTGCGTAAGAAAATCGCGCACCACTCACGGCGCTTTGTTATTTTCGTACAAGGAGTCCGCGTGAAAGCCGCCCTTACTTTGCTCCCCAGTTTTGTAAGGGTTCGCGGGATGTCTCGACGTTTAAACCGTTGCTCCGGGATCGGCGTTGAGATGTTGGGCCGAATTAACGGCCGCTCCGATTACTTTGCGTGATCGAATCTAAAATTGACCGTTGCATGGTCAAAATTTCACCGCAGTTTTAATAAATCTTTTCTTTCACTGCTGACCGAATATAAGTAAGCTTAAGTTTCACTTATTACAGACCCCCGAAGGGCTAGCCCGTGGACCATAACGACATGCTTGCGGCCGTGGCGCGCACCATGGCTTGGAACAATCTACGTAAGCACCCTATTTTTGATCAGGCTTACGCGGACGTGTTGCCCAGGCTCACCGATTCAATGCGCCAGGATTTGGGCGAAGCGCGGGCGGACGCGGTTCTTATCGGCATGGTCACGGCGTGGATAGTCGGCTTTACCTACGGCACGGGTCTTAAGAAAAATGCCAATTGACGCGGATAAATTTCACGCCGCTTGCAAGGCGGTTTCTCTCGCCATGGAAGGGGTTCTAAATTCCGAGTCTTGCAAAGGCTTGGACATCATTTTTTTGACCCTGTTCTCCCATACCGGCGAGGGCGACCCGCGCCTATGCGCAACGTTCTCGAATGCTTCCATGGATACGGCCAAGGAAATGCTTAGGGTTCAGTCGCGCATCTTGGATGAGTTCACGCAAGACGGCGAGAAGGTAACGCACTGATGAGCGTAGAGGATCGCATAGCGGATTTAAATACCCGGCTAGATGGCTTAGGCGAACAGCTGGCGGGCAGGGATAAGGAAATAGGGCGCTTGCTTGCCGTGCTTGTCGCCGCGCGCGAGGCGCACGAAATTATCCAAAATGGTTTGCGCGAAGAATTGGCCGATATAAAGGTAGAAGAAGCGCACGCCTATGAATTGGTGCAGCGCCAGGGCGATATCTTGCGCGACGTCGCGAACGCCTTGCACGGCGGACCCCTAGAAGATGGGCTTTGGTCGCACCATGACTTAGGAACCATTGCGCAAGCCTTTAGGCTCGCGCTGGATGCCATTTATGCACTTGGTAAAGAGTCATGGGCGGAAAGTTACAAAGAACCTATGCCCGATGATTTCTATTTCAAGATCAATTTTAATTGCGGGCAGATTTGCGGCTTGGCTTCCAAAGCATTAGAGGCAGCGAAACGGTGAAAGCCTACCGGGCCGGCTTGCCGCCGTTGCCTTCGCGCATGGGCCATCTGCCCCGCGATGAGCGCGGCTACCCGGTGCCGTGGTTCGTCAAATGGCTTGAGGGCAAGCCGGATTTTCGCATCGTCGACGGCGATAAATTTAGGCAAGCAATCCGCTTTGGTAACTGCTGGATTTGCGGCGAACCTTTGGGCCGCTTAAAAACCTTTGTTTTAGGCTCCATGAATATAGTTAATCGGGTAACGAGCGAACCCGGCAACCATCTGGAATGTGCCGACTACGCCGTAAAGGCATGCCCCTTCCTTTTGCTACCGGCGGCGAAATATCGCAAAGCCGAACTGCCGGCGGGCACGCGGGTTCCGCCGCAGATGAATAGCCGCAACCCCGGCGTCACCGCGCTTTGGACTTGCGTCAGCGCCAAATTATTGCGCTACCCCAATAACCAATATTTGTTGCGGGTCGGCGATCCGGTGCACGTGGATTTTGTCCGCGAAGGCAAGCTCGCCACGCGAGAACAGATTTTGGAGTCCATAGACGGCGGCTTTGCGAAACTTTGGAATGATTGCGGCGCGGAATTGGGCGAAACATTGCCGCTGGCCCGCGCCCGCATCGATACGTTGGTGGAACTGGAAAATATGTACGCGCGCGCAATGGAGTTAGTGCCGTGAGAATCTATAAGCCGCAAGCGATCCTTTTGCAGCATAAATATTACGTGAAGCGTGATTTGCTGATTTGGACCATGTACGAGCGGCCAAGGGATTTTCCAAATTCCTTTATTTGCCGGCCCTTTTCTTCCAAGAATGGCGCCGAACCGCTGCCCGAATACATGCAAGCCGATTCTTTAAAGGAATTGCGCGCACAGCTGCCCGATGGGCTTACCTGCATGCAACGCCATCCCAATGATGATGCAAACATAGTGGAAACCTGGCTATGAAAACTATTGCTTATCGCACTATCGATAAATCCCTGTGGGGACCCGGCCCATGGATGAATGAGCCGGATAAAAAGCAGTGGCAGGACAAGGCAACCGGCTTGCCGTGTCTCATCGTGCGAAATGGGCGCGTAACTGGCGCACTGTGCGGCTATGTCGGCGTGACCAAGGGACATCCGTTGTTTGGCAAACAATACGAGAATGCCAATTTAAGCGTGCATGGCGGCATTACGTTTTCTAACTTTTGCCATCCCGAACCCGATGAAACGCGCGATATTTGCCACGTGGTGGAAGCCGGCGAAGATGACAAAGTTTGGTGGCTAGGCTTTGACTGCGCGCACGCGGGGGATTTATCCCCGGCGCTTGAAGCCAACATGAAAAGCATTCCGGCGATTGTCGCAATGCGCGCCAAAAATCCCTTTAGAGAATTTGGTCGCTTTGCGGACCGATATCGCACGATTCGTTACGTGAAAGCGCAGTGCGAACAGCTGGCGCAGCAATTGGCGGCAATGAAAAAGAAGCGGCGCAAGAAATGAAAATCCTTGTTTGCGGCGGACGCGAGTACGCAGATAAGGAATTTTTGTACGAGTATTTAGACAAGTTTTTGGAAGTCTGGCAGTGGGGAGAAGTGAAAGTAACTCATGTAATACACGGCGACGCGCGCGGCGCGGACCACTTGGCGCACGGCTGGGCGGTAACGCGCGGCGTGCAACCGGTCCGCGTGCCGGCGCTTTGGGATCTTCACGGGCCAAAGGCTGGCGCGATGCGAAACGCGGCCATGCTCGCGCTTTTGGACGTCGAGAAGGATCAGGTTATTGCATTCCCCGGCGGGGCGGGGACTGCGCACATGGTGAAACTGGCTGTAAAAGCAAAGGTAAAAGTAGTGGTGATCCCGTAAAAAACCGATGAGGGCAAGAAAGATGAACAGATACGAAATGCTGATGAAAACGGCTGATGCGATTGAGCAGAACCCACAGCGTTATAGTTTTCCGACAACCGAAATCCCCAAAGGGCCATTAGATCCCGCGTGTTTGCTGGGCGAGATGTGGCGCCAGGCGGGTTTAGTGGCGGCGTAAATCTGCCGTTGCCGTTTGATATGCACAATCCAACGTTGGTTGTTCCGGCGGTGCGCGCGCTGGCGAAAAGATTTCAGGGCATCCCGGATGATGTCATGGCCATTTTCAAAAATGCCAAGCACATGGACCGGCCCATAGTTAGCAACGGCGGGCCGATACTTTCTCATTACGCCGTAAGCATTGAACCGATTTGCCAACCGACGGCGGCGTAAAGAATTTCGAGCAGATAAGAAAAATGGCAGAGCAATTAAAAACCGATCCGCACCGAATTGGCAGACATCAGGACGCTACAGGGATTTACGTGAAAGCCAAGGGACCGCAGGGATTCGACACATTCGACATTGCAGAGCTAAGCAGGGAATCGCTTATTGCATGGCTGCGCAGCCGTGGCGGCGCCAATGATTGGGCCGAGAATGTTGTATTAATCCTGCTGGGCTACCCGGCAAAACCTATCAAGGAGGGCGAAACATGAAATTTTTAGCCGCGCTTTTTGCCGCATTGGGAAAAGCGCTATGAAAATAATCGAAGGCATGAAACAAATTAAAGATCTAAGTATCAAGGCGAGCGATTTGCGCGATAAGGTGGGCAAGTTCTGCGCAGACTTGAGCATTGAGACGCCAACATACCCGGACGGCAAGGCGCAAATAGCCGAATGGATACAGGCGCACCATGACATCTTGAAGGAAATTCTGCGTCTTCGCGTGGCGATCCAGAAGACCAACATTGCCACTGATGTGGCGATCTTGATTGACGGGCAAACGGTTACCAAACCCATTGCTGCATGGATTCACCGCCGCAGGGATTTGGCTACGCTTGATATGAATATGTGGCAAAAACTCTCTGATAGGGGATTGAAGGAACAAAATCTGCAAACCGCGCAAGGCGGCACGGTTACAGAAGTAAGGATACGGCGCTATTTCGATCCGGTTGAAAGGGATAAAAAGCATGAACTTTATAGGAGTGAGCCGGCGCTGATCGATGGCACGTTAGAAGTTACCAACGCTGTCACCGATCTTATAGAGGGTTAATTTTGGGGTCCGACGCACAGAGTAAAACTGGAAAGGATAGAACGCCTCACATGCGTAATGTGAAATTTGTAAACATCATCTTGAAAATGATGAACCCTGGCGGGTTAGCTCAGCGGTTAGAGCTATGCACTTTAATGCGTAGGTCACAGGTTCGATTCCTGTATTCGCCACCATGTAAATAAAGTCTTAAGCCTTAAGGTGTAAGAGTGGACAGGTTCAAAAATTATCAAGGTTGCAAGATGAAAGCGCGCAAGGCTGGGCCGGTCAATCGGCAAAATCCTGGCTCGCCAGTTAGAACTTCTATCGCTATCGGTCTGTACAGGCTTCCCGTTGCGGGCGGACTTCCTTTGATGACAATCGATGAAATTGCAAGCCATGAGAAAGACTCGCGCAAATGGCTGCGCACTTGGACTTGGCACGTTCACTTAATCGCAATGTGCGGCGTTTGGAATGTCGCCTTTTTTGTTTGGGATTACGTGCGTAGCTACGATCTTTTAATGTTGGCAATGCTGGCGCTATTTATCGTCAATGCGATTAATTTTCGTACCGCGTGGCGCTGGCGGCGCTTTTGGAAACATCAATATATTTTTTGGAGTAAACATCATGCCTTTATTCGAGGTTGCAATTTTGAGAATGCCGACAAAAAAGGAAATTGAGGAAGGCGTAGGCAAGGAAGAGCTTTTATTTGGGCCAAAGTATGTGCTGGCGCGCGATGAGCAAAGCGCCGGCATTGTCGCGGTAACCGGCAAGGATGCGCCGCAGGGCTTGGACATGGCGCGCGCGGACATCCAAATCCGCCCTTTTGCGTAAAGCCTGCCGATAGGGCGCGCAGCTTGCCAAGGAAGGCAGCTGACGTACCGATTCGGCAGGCTATAGCGGCGGCATTTCCGGCGGCGAAGATCACGGCGGCGGCGGATTGGGCGGACTCGCAGAGCGCGCAAAACGGCATCAAGTACTTAAATTCGCTAAACACGACAAAAACGTATAGCGGCGCCGCGTTTGCAAATAGCATTGGCGCCGGGGGCGGTGGCACGCTGTGAGGGGTACGCAAAGAAAAGGGCGGTTCTTATTGCGTACTTGCGGGAAAAGACTGATGAGGGCGACTGGCACGGCGTTTCCGATGCGGCGAATGATCTTAGGGTGTTAGAGGCTGATCAGAGCGCCAGAATTGAACTAGGGAAGGGTTTTGAACGTGGAAAAGTTGGATATAAAGGAAGAAAGCGGCTACACGGGCGCATTCACGCGGCAAAGCGCAAAGCAAGCGCTGTACCGCAACGGCGCGCGCGTGGTCAAAGTAAACGGCGAAGCCGGGGACGTCACGCCAACCGGAACGGCCGGCACGGTCTTAGGGTCGATTTACGTCCCTAAAGAAGGCACGGGCTATTTTATCGAATGGGATACTAGCCCGCGTCTTGCCATCTTCATTATTGAAAACCGATTAGCGGCGGTGCAATGAGGTTTCGAGAACATCGCGGCGGTTTGCGCCAGGCAATGGAAACATTAGCATTTGTGCAAGATCGCGCGGAATTGGTAAAACTTTTAAATGAACGCTATGACTATCTTTGGGGATTTCCGCGCCAATATGCGCCACAGCTGACAGTGGAAACAATCGTAATTGCGCCATACGTGGATGAACCCGATGAGCGGATAGGCTGGGAGAAAACCTATATTGTTTCCCTCCCCGGTTACGGCGTGCTTGGCTTCACGGATGGGCCGCTATGAGCGAAGAAAAAGACAAGCCGTACCTTGCGGCGATTGTCGATTATCTGGACCGTGGACCGCAAACCATCAAGCGCGCGATCCACTATCCAATAACACGCATAGAACTGTTTTCCGCAATGAGCCAAGAAAACCCCGAAGGCAAGCCCACGCGCGTTTTTATCGCTGGCGAGGATGGCTTTTGGCACGAAACACAATGAAATATTTTGGCTGGCTGCATAACGCGCCGATCTATCAGGATATGGAATTAGCCGCCCGCCCGATGGGCGAGAAGTGCGGGCATTGCGGCGAAGTAATCGCGGACACGGATGACGGCTTTATCGTGCCGGGGTTTGGTAGCGGTGCGACGCCGTTTCATCGTGCGTGTTTCTTGCGCGGCATCATTGGCAGCGTTGCGCACCAACAAAGCCGCTGTATGTGCTTTGTTCCCGGCAGCACTGCCGAAGATGACCCGGCATTGACGCCACGCCAGGCAGCGGAAGCGGCGCTTGCGTACTTTGATCATGGCAAAAACCATTGACCATGGGCGCACGCCAAAAATGAGTATTGATCTAACAGAGCGCACCATTTGTATTTGGTACGTCGAGATGCCAAAGCAGCAAGCTAATTATCTAGGCGCACTCGAACGGCTTGACGATGACTATCTGCAATACACTTTCCGATTCCGCTATAAGCGGGACAAAAAAATCTTTGATAGCGAAGATGAGAAAAACTGGTATTCATTTAAAACGAAATGCGCGCGGGGCGAAGAACATAGCGCAATTACAAAAATCCGCATGGTTACGCGCTTGATTGCCGACAAGGAGGGCGGCGAGTTTTACGAGCTATTGCGCGGCGCCGGCACGCTTGAGCAGTTCTTTAGTCAATTTGCGGCGCTGCCATTCGTTCACGGAAAACTAGAGAAGATCACGGAAAATAACGCAAAATAATTATTAGCCGCAGTTCTTTGAAAGCCTTACAAATTTAATTTAGGCTCCCCGGTAGTCATTCCCTTACCGGTTTGGGGCAACAATTTGATATCAGAAACGCGCCGACGTCTTAAGGAGTGGGGGGTATGGGCTTGCGGCGGTGATCCGTCATTGTCTTCAATGTTCAAAATGATGAATGGGCGCGGCGCGCAAGATTTGCGGGAAATGCCGCCACATATTCAAGAAATTGACCACATTATCTGTATAGCTCCTAAAGACATTCGTTACCTTCTGATCAATTATTACGGGCGCGGCGGTTCCTTTATGGACAAGTGCATCGCGCTTGGACTCGATAAGCGAACTTTGCGAAAACGGTTAGACCGGGCGGATTATCACGTCCATTCCGCCCTTGACAAGCTTCCCGAAAAAGTTGAAATTCTCGCGCAGAATGCGGCAAGCCGCCGCAATATCCCGGAAGGGCGGGTAAGTGAACCGGCGTCACGCTTGGCTCATAACCATGAAAGGCGGTTCAACTCCGCATCCCGCTTCCAAACACTCATAGGAAATGTTGCAACATGAAAGACGAAAATAAATCGTCCATGGCTGGTATGGCGCGCGCGCATAAGAGCGCAGGTTCCGAATCGATCCGCAGTGAGGAAAAGGTAGGCGGCAAGGGCGAAGGGTCGCATTCTTTCCGCATGCCTAAGCAAGTGACGGATCATTCTTGCGTGCGTACCCCCGAGAAAAAGTAATGCCGAATACCCCGCCAATTGTGCGCGGCGACGAATCGCCAACTACGGCGGGCGAAGGATCGGGCGGACCAAAAATGCCGGCTTATAATCCGCAAGCGGTGGAAAAAGCGATTAATAGCGCCAGCCGCTATCAAGGCAAGGTAAGCAAGGGCGAGCGTACCGCGATTCACAGGCTATTAAAGGGGCGGCGCTAATGCCCCGCATGGATACCCCGGAGCGTTGCAACACGGCGAGCGGCAAACCGCGCGAGGCGCCGAACATTAAAGAATCCGGTACATCCTTGGTTGCCAAAGTTATGCGGCGCGAGGAAGCCAAGCCGGCGCCGTCCGGTGGACCGATGAAGTTCACCATTGGCGAAAACATGGCAAAGAAGATTAATCAGGACGCGGCGCCGAAGTAATGGGCAATTTGGGCGCGATGATTCAAAAGCTTTTAGGCGGCAAAAAGCCTAAGAGTTACGCGGAAGCCAAAAAGAAAAAGTGAACGCGATTCA